ATGGACCACGGACCAGTGTGGCCAGAGTATTGGAGCACGGACGAGTTAGAGAAAGTCAAAGCAACATTGCCTGTAGGTAAATGGAACGCGCAGTGGATGCAACAACCAACCTCTGAAGAAGGAGCCATTCTTAAACGAGAGTGGTGGCAGGTTTATAACAAAGAAACCATACCGCCTCTTCAACACGTTATACAATCCTATGATACAGCTTTTATGAAGAAGGAATCATCAGACTATTCAGCCATAACAACGTGGGGTATTTTTTACCCAACAGAAGATCAACCCGCTAATTTAATACTACTAGACGCTGTAAAAGGTAGATACGAGTTTCCAGAACTTAGAAGATTAGCTTTACAGCAATATAAGTATTGGCAGCCCGAATCAGTTATTATAGAAGCAAAAGCATCAGGATTACCTTTAACCTACGAATTAAGGCAAATGGATATACCCGTAATCAACTTTACACCCAGCAGAGGAAATGATAAACATTCTAGAGTAAATGCGGTTGCACCACTATTTGAGTCTGGCATGATATGGGCGCCAGAACAAAAGTTCGCTGACGAAGTCATCGAAGAATGTGCTGCGTTTCCAAACGGCGACCATGATGATTTGGTAGACTCTACAACACAAGCCATCATGCGATTCAGACAAGGTGGACTAATCGGACACCCTGAAGATTACATAGATGAAAATAAACCCAAGCGTAAGAGGACGTATTATTAGATGGCAGTTATAGATGATTTTTTAAAAGCATATGTCTACTTTGTAGAAAGTGGACTGCCAGAAAAATTAGCAAAACAATTAGCCGAGTCTGTTACCGGTGCTAAAGCCGATGATAAGACCCTTAAAGCTTTTGAGCCAGAAGTTAAAAAACAATACGGTTCTAAGACCCCTAAAAAATTAGCTACTAAAAAAGAAAGAGGTGATATTAATTTTATTACTACTAAAATACCAGACCCTCAAAAATCTGATTTTGTTTTACAAGGTTTAGATGGAACAACAGAAAGTTTATATAGTCGTTTTAGACTTGAAAAAGATAGTATTAAAAAAGGTATGATACAACAAATGAATCGTGCCAAAGAAAATAACATGGCTATCAGTGGAAAAGATTTAGATAATATTATTTACAATTTAAAAATATATAAGTCTATGGATGACAAAGTAAATTCATTGGCTGATGAATTGGTTGATGCAGGTAAAGAACCTGAGAAAATTTTTAAAGACTTTACAGGTAATTTCTTAAACAGAAAGAGATCTGCTAACGAGCCTTTTGAGAAACGTCTTGACGAAGAATATATAAAAGATGAAGGAATAATGAAATCTCTTAACGAGTCATTAGATAAAATGCAAAAACAAATTGATGAGATAAATGAAATTAAATCTGGTAAAAAACAAGATATGGAACGTGACCAACGTAAACTTAAGTTTCAAGGCAAAGGCTATGGTGAGGACTCACCTATCTACAGGAGTCTAGCAAGACAATTCTTAAGAGATGAGATTGAGGCTGGACGTATTGAAACATCTCAAAGAATTTACAACGCAATGAAAACAGGATCAGATCCTCAAATTGATGCTATAAAAATATTTAGACATCACTACGGTGATGATGCGTTTGATAACTTAGGAAACTATATTGATACTACTTTTAATTTTGATAAAGGTATACAATATCCAGGACGATTTGAATTTAGAAAAAGAGGTATTGTGGTTAGAAATAAAAAAGCACCAGGTAATACTTATGAGCACTACAGTCTACCCGGTGAGATTGATCAAGAGATTAGAGAGATTGATGGTGTTATTGAAAATATTCAAGCAGGTAAAAATCCTTTGTATAAAAACAAAGATGAAATCGTGCAAGGTATATTAGAACAAAACTCTAGAAGAGCAAAATTTGTAAAAGTTAAAAATGAGATTACACCTGCATCTGAAATAGATTTAACTAAATACAGTAATGATGATCTTAATAAGTTAGCAGAAGAAGGTAATCAACTTCAAAAAGAATTAGCTCAACTTGACCAAACAGGGTCGTCTAAAATTCCATATCAAGAGTTTCAAGTAAAGTCTGCGAGACTTGATGAGATAGAAAAAATTATAGAAGAAGCAAAACTAATGCCAGAAGAATTTTTTGATCAACAACCAACAGCAGAAATAATTCAACTTAAGTCACCAGACATGCCGGCTCCAGATAAAAGAATTATTCAACCTAAAAATGTTAGAAGAGATGTTATGGAAGTGTATGAAGATTTATCTGGTGGAGCAAACTTTGCAGAGGGAGATACAAAATATAATGCAGACGTTTTAGCTGATGCTATTGCTTTGGCAAGAGGATTAGATAGAAATAATATTTCCTCTAAAGAAGACATTAAATTATACGGAGAGGCTTATGATTATTTAACTGAGCTTAACAGACTTAATAAAAAGCCAGACCCACAAGATTTTGCAAGAGGAGGTATCGTTGAAGTACTTATATAATCCAGCAACCAATGAGTTTGAATCGTTAGAGCCTAACATGCGAGAGAGGTTTGCGTTAGGAACTGGCGCTGAATCTTTTATGTCTCCAAACATGCAATACAAACTTACAGGTGAAAGTGATGAGTTAAGAATTCAACCACCGCTAGGTATGGCAGTTCCGTTAGGTGGTATCTTATTAAAGAAAAAATTAGATGAGAGTAAAGGTAAAAAAATAAAACCATCGGATAAAAAACCAGAACCACCTCAACTACCACCAAGACTACCGATAGATTTTTTTGCTGATTTTGTATTTGGTGAAGCATTAAAACAAAAGAAACCAAAAGTAGAAAATATTTTAACAAAACAACAAAAAGAACCTTTATCAAAAGATTTTATGAAGTTGTTAGATGACCAAAAGACAGCAGCCATGAAGATAGCTGAAATGTATAGAGATAGAGAATTTAACAATCCTAATTTATACAAACTGTTTAAAGAATATACTTTAAAATTTCATAATGGTAATTCTGTAAACGCAGCAAAAGATTTTCCATTTGTAACAGAACTAAATGAAAAATTACAGCAGAGAGCTTCTGATCGTGGATTTAAAATTCAATTTGGTTATGGCAGAGAGAGAGCACCTGTCATAGAAGTTGATGATCAACCTTTTAAATTTGATAGTGACTTAACAGATTATATTCAAAAGAATCCAAACTATCTACAAGAAAGAATTAAAAAATTAAAACAATTTGATAAAAAAGGTTTTTACACTCAAGCTCAGATAGCAGAAATACTTGGCATAGCAAACGATCCTAGTGCTGGGTCTAGACTAAATAGATTTGTTAAGCCATATAAAATTAGAACGGGAACTCCTTATTCAAACAAAGCTGTAAGATCTAAACCAGGAACGTTTGTAAAATCTCCATTATATAGTTTAGAAGATGTTGTTAGAAACATAGAAGCATATTCAAAAAATAAACCAGACAAAGATAGAATTAGATCAGACGCACCTATATTAAGAAGAATCGCCTTAGCTAATTTTGATGAGGGTCTTTTCGGTTTAACAAAAGATAGTATTACACAAACGATTAGTTCTCAAAAAGACAATTTTTTTAAAGGATTAGAAGAAGAATTAGACTCTGATGAAGTTAGAAAATTATTAAATCAATCTATAAACTATAATATTGGTCACCAAGTTCCTGTGGCTTTTATGTCAGAGAAAGGTTTTCAATTACCCATAGCTACGATACCAGAGAACATGGATAAGTTATACAGTCTAAATACTTTGGTTTTTCAAGACGCAAAAATAAATTATGAGTTATCTCGTATACAGGGAAAAGATACAACGTTAATGAAAACTATTAACGATTTTTTAGAAGGCAACGAGGGTAAAACTGTAGACAAAGAATTACTTAAAACAATTAAAAAAATTAATAAAGAGTCTGAGTATGTGCAAAAATTTAAACAAAATAAAGTTAAAGAGTTTTTAAACGAAGTTTACACAGTAGGAAATAAAAAAGCTAAACGACTTGTTCATGAACCATATCTTAAAGATCAAGACAAAACTATTGGTAAAGTTATCTTAGATCTTAAACCAGGAGATACAGTAGAATTAACATCCATAGACGTAGACATGTCTGATGTTCCTACTAAATTACATTTTGGTCAAATTAACACTATTAACTCTGAAGCAAATAAAACAAAAGATTTGTCTAAAGAAGAGTTAACAAAATACGAAAAAAATATATCTAGTCAGATAAAAGATTATTTTAAAGATGTTTCTGGAGCAGCTGGTTTAAAAGGTATTGTAGAAGATGAAGAGTTTAACGAAGTTGCAGAAATAGAAAACATGATTAACAACAAATTTGGACTTGGCACAATGACAACTGCTGATAAAGCACCAGAACCAGACTCAAGTATACTGCGTGGATTGTTTGAAAGATTTTCTAAAGATAATATGGCCGAGGGTGGACGTGTTGGTTTTCAAGACGGAACACCTAATCCAATCTTTGATCAAGTTATAGCTTCTTTGGATAACACAGATCTTATAAATAATTTAGAAGAAGAAAATAAACAAACTCTTAAAGAAGAAATTTACGGCGATGATGGTGAACGAAATTTAATACAAACATTTAACACTATGTTCGCAGATCCAGAAGCATATCCTTATTATGCACAAGAGCTTTCATCAGGAGGGGCTAACATACCAGAACTTGCAGTTAGATTTCCAGCGGCACTTGCGTATCTTTTTGGTAAAACTAATCTTGCTATTTCAACAGCAGATCCAAGTAAAATTGGTATGAAAGATCTAAAAAAAGCAGCTGAAATAATGGATCCAAAATATACAAGATTTGTAAAAGATAAAATTGGTTTTACAGATATGTTAGAGGAATCAAGAGCAGAAAGAACTGGACCACAGAAAACTATGGGAAGTCTGTTGGAGTTTGGAGCAGAGTCTGTTGGACCAGCAACACCTTATTTCTTGATAAAAGCATTTCCTAAAATTACAAAACAGATTAGAAATTTAGTGGGAACCGCTGCCTCTGCTGATAAAGTCAACAAAGAATTAGAAAAAAAATTAGCTACAGACACGGTAGATCAAACACGAAGAGATATACTTTTAGCTACAGGAGCAGGTGGAGCAATGGCTCTTCTTAAATTTTTAGGATTAGATAATTTAGTTAAAACAACTAAAGTTGCAAAAGCTGCACCAGAAATTATTACTTCAGGTGGCACACCTAAATATTTCTTTGACTTTGTAAATTTAATTAAGAAAAAAGGAAAAGATGTATCGGAGGAGGCAAGTACAGTTGCAAGAGAAAGAGTTTACGATTACAACGGCTATACTCTTTATGAAAAGTTAGATACAGGTGAAATAAGAATTGGAAAAGAAACAGAAGGTTCAGCTAGTTATTCTATTGGTGATGGTGAATATGACACTATTGATGGTATAATTAGAAAAGAAGAAGTAACTTACACACCAAAAGAAACTATAATAGGTAAAGATGGTAAACCTGTAGAGGTTAAAGACACTTATGATGAAGCTACAATGAAACCTGATGAAGATGGTGGTGAAGGAGACTTTGAAACTGGCTTAGAATCTATCGATGAAATATTGGAACTGTTATCTAAAGATGGTAAAACATATTCAAAAGAAGACTTATTAAAAATGGGTATAGACCCTAACTTAACCAATGTTCCTACAGGTGCAGGCAGCATACCCGAGGGTAGGATTGGTGAAGCTAATCCTTTTAAACCTAAAAAAGCAGGTGGCGGTATTATGAAGATGGCAGGCGATGATTCTGGACCCCCACCTAAATCAGGGC